AGTACGACTTTACATCGATGTCCAAGATATCATATTCATCTGAAGAACTATATACACCAGGAGAAACGCAACCATGAATGCCACCAACCCCGTAATCCAAGCGAACACCACCGTAGTGTGCCGTAAAAGAGAAGGACTTCTTCTGCTGAGCAGTCTTCTTAACATCGATATTATTTTCTTTAAATTTGTCATATAATTCATTGGTGCTTTTCTTTGTATTAATTGATTCGATAAAATTGGCAAGATAATAAGCTGAGGAATGGGTCTCAGACATTAGCCGTAAAATATTGTTCAGCTCCTTACTCTTAAAGGAGACATAGGGAAAGATAATATCCTTAATAGGAACATCAGTTCTCCTACCTCTAATCTGTTTTAATTCTTTAATAGGTGTATCCATAGCATCAGATAAGTATTTTAAAAAGATAGACTCCCCAATGACTACATCACTCTTATTGATAACATCCAATTTATACTTCTTCTTGATCTGCTTCCTCAACTTAATCTTATCAGCACACATCTCATAAAACTTGGCCGTAAACAAGACATCATTCAAGTTATACTCTAATACTTGTTGCAACAAATGTTCATCTATCAGGGTAGTATGAGACAGGGGCATATCCATTACATTGTCCCAACTGCATGACACCTCAAGTGCTTTTAAGCTAGTGCTACGTGCCTTATTGTCATAGTGGTTGAGTAGGTAGAGATCCAGCTGTTTTATCCAAACCTTGGTGTACTCCTTCTTCTCCTCTGTGATAATAGATTGGGCGTATGCATAGATCTGCTCAGCTGTAGGTTGTAACAAATTGTATATGAAATTTGTTACAGGCCAATCGAAATGTAAATTATTAAAACCCACCATCCCGCATTTCTTAATTGAGTCGAGGTACGCCTTAAATTGTACGCTATCGTCCCGAAAGGAGGAGATAACAAAGACATTAATCTCCTTACTTTTTGGATCGTAGTCCGTGTATGTAAAGCAATTGGCGAACGTTTCTATATCGTATACCTTAATCATATGACTGCGTAACCGTTTATAATCATCATTGTACCTTCTGGTGTATCTAGTATTCTATAGTACACATTATCGCAATCTATCCAACCCTCGGATACTATAGGAATCAAGCGTTCCCTATACAAGAATTGCTTATTCTTTAACTTATCGTACTGATAAGGCTCAAGGTTGAATGCCTTTACCTGAACCCCACGCTTGTGCAGAGTTGAACAAGTCATCATCATTGTTTTCCAGTTCATATTTTTGCAAGTTCATTTAAGTAGGCTTTAGCAGCATCTTCTTCTTTTTCGTATGTTCCTAAAGATATGGTTTTACCGTTCACACGAATTCGAGCACACCATCTATTACGATCTTTTATATAATAAAGACCAGTGTATTTGGATGCCTTAGTTATATTTTTACCACGATGTATTGAATTTTCTCTATTGGTGCACCATTCTAAATTAGATAACTTATTATTGTCTTTAACGTGATCAATATGATTTACTTGGAGAGTACTATCTTCCATCGGCATAAAAGTTTCTAGAACTAAACGATGTATACGCCTCGTATTCATTTTACCATCCTTACATAGCACAACCATTGGATAACCATCTTTAGTCAAACCATGCTTTAAAATAGTTGTAGGTTGTGTATAGTGTTTTTCTCCAGTTTTTTTGTAGATAACTCTTTCTATAGAGCGTACTAAGCCAGCATCACTGACTTCATAATTTTCAAAATCTTTTATTGTTTTCCAGTTCATAATCTAAATTCCCATTGTTTTTCGTTAATAGAAAGTAAATCGTCAAATTTACCATTCTCACTGTATCTTCCTGTGGCCCTATCAAAATTGTATTGAATCGAACCCAATTGCCCCCTAAAGTGGTGCTTAATTTTCTGTATGAATACTTCTACTGGATCATTGACCCCATCCACAAATGTTCTATGCACAATGATACCCACATCAGGTACGTTATAGAAGTGTGATGATTGGGCAATATCGTACATCCGAGGTACATTGTACTGACCTCCGGTCTTGTCTTGCTTTCTTGGGTGTGCGACCAAGGTTACATTTATATCGTGGTGTACTGCAAACTTCTTTAACTCTCTCAATAAATCGCCCGCCCTATCGTGTGTACTCTCCTCCTTACTTGGGTTATCGATATAATTGAATGGGTCCAAACATAAACAGTCTATGCCGTATCTTTTAATCATACTCTTGGCAGTCTTCAATAAGGCACCTAGAGTAAAGTCTTCCATCTTTTCCGTATTGAAAAAGTAAAAACGTGTTTTGATAATTGCTAGCATTCTACTTAACTCCTCACGATTCATTTGTGTGACTGGCTTACCACTCAATTGTTCAGCTAAACGCATGATTTTCAATGGTGCCATGTTCTCAGGACTAAAGATACCAAACTTCCAATTGTTGATTTGTGACAGGCGAGTATACATATAATCCAACCACGTTGTTTTTCCAAAGGTCGGGATTCCTGAAACTACAACTAGTTCTCCACGGTTCCAAGAAAGGTGCTTATCGGTCTCAGGCATATTGACTTTATAGCCTATAGGAAAGCCATTCTCTTGGTAGGATAAAATAGTCTCTAAGAAATCATCAACCACAGCAATTTCCTTGATCGCTAGGTGCTCCGCTTCCTCAAATAGACGGGCTACGTACTCCTCACCGTATAACTTAAGGCAATCATTGGCATCCTTCTCTGTAAATCGAATGATTCGAATATCGGAGGAATCAAACCTACGTGCTAGGTCCTCAGCCAATTTACGCCCCGGCTCATCATTGTCTGTGGCTAGGTAAATAATCTTGCCCTCAAATAAATCGTACACGGAATCGAGCCACTCTAAATTATTATTATTCTTACTGGCGCCATTGGGTACGGATATAACAGAGGAAAGTCCCGATTGGTGCCATACCATACACTCTTCCTCACCCTCGCAGATGATTACATAGTTCTCATTCTTAATCGAATTGATATTGTATGGAATCTTACGGGCATCCTTGACCATCTTGAACATCTTGTCCGAGGTCTTGAACTTAATATTAATCAAATCGTCCTCCAGAAAGTAGTTAAAGCAAATTACTTTATGCTCCTTCTGGTCTTGAGGCATCCACTCAGCACCCTCGCTTATCTTAAAATGAGTTACGGTCTCAGATTTAAGACCTCTCTTAGTAAAATAGGAGAAAATGCCTTCGGTTTTGACAACCTCACGCATCTGAGGACGCACATACTGGTTCACAGAGCCACTCCAATTACAATGGTGACACTTCCATACCCCATCGTCTATATTAACGCCTAAGGATGGATCATTCTTCTTCTTCCTTTGGTGAGCACACTTAGGGCAGGTAGTCTTAACCTCTCCACTCCATTTATTTCTAAGGTCTATTCCTAATTTGATTAATTTATCTGCGTTCATTTTATGAGTTTGTATGCTAGGCTTGTGACGACTATGAGAGTTACTATTACTATTATTGTTTGAAAGAGTGGACTATAGCAAACGGCAAATATAAAGCCGATGTACATAAGAAGCAATATTAATCTGTAGACTTTATCTCTGCTCATCTTTTCGCTTAGATCTTCCACAATTCGTACGTACTATTCTTAGTTTTAAACTTAATGTAATTATCTTCCTGCTCCAGTATCTCAACGATATCTGATGTCTGCCATGTGAATGACTCGTTAAAGGGAGACATCAATAAGGATCGCCCTACTTCTGGATCGCTATGTCTGTCCTTGAAGTGACCTTCCTCGTTCCACTCCAGCCACATCACATCTCTTGAATATCGGGTAAAGCCATCTGCTGGCCGAACTAATTTCCAGTTCCGCTCTGTCTCAAGTGTTAGTGGGATTGATACTCTATCTATCTTGCTCATAGTAGTTCTATTTCTTGTTTTACTTCGTGCAGATGATCGTATATCTTATTATCAGCTAGAAAATAAGCAACCTTCAACATCTCATCAACGCAAATCAATGCACATTGAATTCCTTCATTTCTCTGTTGCAATCCAACCACGGTGAATTTATCAACTAACTCCTTTGCTTTTTCTTGTGGTGTCATAGTTTTTCTATTTGTTCTAAGAATTGGAATGCAAGTTCCTCGTCTTGTTCTAATTGCCCCATCATATTTCTTTTCTCAAATCGCTGATCAATCAATTTAATGAAGTAGGAGTTCTTAGCCTTAGCCTCATTGATTGCCTTAACCAGATCATCGCTGATAATCTCTCGAATGAATTGGTACTGGAAGTTCAGTGCCTTAGCTAGAATATAGGCCCTTCTAATCTCTTGTGCATTATTCATTGCTCACCTCCTCCGTATGTTTTTTCGTAGTATTGTTCAGGCGATTTATAAATCAATTGCTCTCCATTAGCGTAAAAAATACCATCTCTACATCCTGCGGAAATTGCTTTCATAATCTGCTCCTTCTCCATTTCTTTGGCTTGTTGTATAATATCTAATGGTATTCTAATTGTGTGATGTACGTTATTTTGTAATTGTTCATTTAACCACTCAACTGCCGTTGGTTGTTTATTGTTTGTCATAGTTTTAGTTTAAGGGGATTCATTTATTAAAATCATACTATCATAGTAGATTGTTGTATCTGTAACTTTTAACTTATGCTCTGTTTTATTTTGAGAGCATCCTGAAAATAGGAATATTATAATTAGTTTTTTAATAGTTCTCATTTAAATAATTTGCAAAGTCTTGAGCCCATTGCTCTTGCTCGTAGGTGGCGATCAATTCCAGGTCGAAGTATACTCGCCACTTGGGAACCATATTGACCCAGGCCCGGACTACAACTGCTTTTTTTGTCATTGGTCAAATGATAAACCTTCTTCTAAAAGTATCTCATACAACTTATTTCGTGTATCCTTGAGCCCTTTGTAGTACTCATCAGGCATAGTATCGGGGGCGTACTTGGTCTGAGCCCGTAAGTGCTGGTCTAATTCCCATGCTAGGTTGTACCACTTAGATGCTTTACTCATCAGGTCAAATTCTAATTGATCTTCGGGCAGCGAGAATTCAATAATTGCTTTCATATTCTTTTAGTTTCTTTTCAAGGCGTTCAATTTCTACCTTTAACTCGTCCACCTCTCTTTGTAGGCGTTGCAGTAAGGTCATTAGGGTTTGTACATCGTTGGGGCTCATAGCTGAATTTATGTTTGATTAAGTTTTCTGTGTACTCGTTAAAATTAGGTATAGGGCGATCGTACTCATAAACGTAAGGTTTGGCTTCTTGGATCATATTGTTTGGATTCCAAACGTTTCTGAATATCTTGACAAATAGTTTCTGTAGCATAGTAAATTAGTATAGGAGTTACAATAATAATGAATAAAAACAAATAATTATTTAATTTTTCTGAGTGCTTGGACATAATTTGGATCTGTTGCGTACCTCCCATCGATATTGCGGAGATAATTATCTTGGATGTGGATGTAGCAATTGATGGCATCCTTCCAGCTATTATACTTAGCGTACACACCATGCTTACCTTCTACGTACTTACACTTGTGATAAGTAATTCCGAAGGGGTTGTGGGCCTTACGTGCTACGTGACTCTTACAGAATCCACTCTCCACCTTAGCCTGTGCGATGCAGATATTGGGCAGGACGGCTCCTTGCTCAACTAGGTACTTGACCCACGCCTCCTCATTGATTGGAAGATCGTCTTCTGGAACTGAGACCCAATGCTTATAAATAATTCTGATATCTTCCTTTTTCTGAGCGAGAAAGAAGATTGAGATAACGAGGGCGGAAAAAATAAAGATGAGAGTTGCATACTTCCACTTCTCATTAACCACCTGTACATTCATGTCTTGATCTATTTTAATTTTCATATGATTAAGTTATTGTTCTTTTCAAATTTCCATGTGTTCACTGCTGATTTCCAGTTCTTCATCTTATTCTTGCCGATCATCCACCCCTTACTCTCGTAGAAGTTGTGCCACTTCTCAGCATTTCCCTTTGGGTCTCGGACCTTTATACTTTTAAGATACAGCTCAACCTCCTCAATAGTAGGCGGTTCAAATAGGGCTGTTCGTTTAAGCAGGAGAGCAATCTCTGGTTCCTTAACTTTCCATGCCGGCCCGTGTATCCGTTCAAGCAGGTGCTCAAATACTATTTTGACATTTTTCTCCATATATTTTGATTATTGATTCAACTAATTTCTTCTCATATGTAAACCCCGGTGCACCATCCATCCACGTTCCTACAGTCTTAAGGGAGTGTATAATCGTAGAGTGATCTCGCATCCCCTGGATGATACCAATATCCTTCAATGTAATATTGGTGTACTCCTTCAAGCAGTACGCTGTTATCTGTCTCAGAGTAACGTGAGGTGTTGTTCTCTTCTTAGTGGCCATATACAAGTGGGGTGGCACACCTGTGATCTCCTCGATTGTTTCTAGTATAGATTCTAGTGATTGTCTATTCTGCTTGGTTAATAAGAGAGTAGATGGGATTACTACACACTTTGCTGATTGTGATGGCGTAGAACTTGCCTCCTTTATTTCCTTGTCGTTTTCCATTGATTTCCTTTGCTATTTTGTTGTAACTAATTCCTTGTGCTCTGAGACCCATTATATATTGGACGGTCTCCATATCCTCCTTAACTACAATTAATTTTCCATCCTGATTACGAAAACCTAGGGGAGCATTAGCGCAGTATGTCTTTAAGTTCTTTTTTAAATTGGCCTTAACTGAGCGTGTATGATCACCAGTAACATCCGATTGATACTCGGCAAAGACGGCCATCAGATTACGCATAGCCTTCCCAGATGACCCGCTCATCTCTGGCTCCTCGATAGAAAAGAATTTAACCTTTCTTTGTTCGAGTTCCGCCATGTGCACAATATTATCTTTAAGATTACGGGCGAAACGTGTCGAGTGCCATACGATAACAGCATCCACACCCCCCTTTCTTAGTCGACTAAACATGGCCTGGAAGCCCGGTCTCTTGGTATTTTTTCCACTATAGCCCGCATCCTCATAAATATTTTCCAGAGAGAACCCTTTTGATTGGGCATAATCTTGGATGCGTGCTATCTGATTATCTAAGGAAGTCCCCTTATCTGCTTGCATATCTGTCGATACACGAATGTAACCTACCGCTTTTTTGTACATGACATTATCCTTTCTAAGACCTTGTTTATTTCTAAATGGTGTTCTTCTGCATATGCATTGAGTAATCTATCGATCACGGGGTGAACAGCAACTGTTATCATGACCTTGTTTACATCTGTTTGTGCTTGCTTATAGTTCCTCATTCGTATTTGTATTTGGAACTCAAGAGCGTCTAGGGCTTCCCTCTCGCTACCGAAACGGTCAACCAGCTTTTGGTATTTCTTTTGACTTACAAAGAAGTCTTTATAAACAAGGTCTTCGGTCTCAGATATAAATTGTCTCATCTTCTACTAAATCAAAATAGCAGTCATACCCAAACTCCTCAGCCAAGGAAATAGCCTCGACCTCATCATCTGTATTGACAAATCCTTCTATAGTAATGAAGGACTCAAGAGCATGAATCCATACCCAGATCTTATCCTTAAACTCCTCCTTCTCGTAAGCATTCATATAGTCAAGGATACCATCTGTGATGAACTGCTCTATGTCAACCCCGTCTATCTCATTACGAATCTCCATAGGCAGTGTAACAGCAAACTGTTCCAATCGTTTGGTCTTGTCGAATAGGGGAGCTCTATACTCCCCATTATTAATTATCTGTTCAATCATATATCAATCGAGTTAAGGTGTGTTGAGATAATATGTCCAATAAAATCAATGATTTGATCCTCATTCTCCACGAGGGCATCATCCAGTGTACGCATACACCATTCTTCTGTTACTACAGCGCCATCGGGCAATTTCATCATTATATCTTCTGCTGTCCACATAAGGCATAATGGGAGGGCAATCTGATGCTCCTCTCTCAATTTGGTGATATAATATCCTAAGTCCATGTTCATTTAATGTTAGTTCTGTGTGCAAATATAGTATAAATAGGTAATAATCAAAATAATTTATCAATCTTTGTATACTCCAATGACCCCGGGGTTAACCCACTGTGCGAAGTAGCCATTCTTCTCAAGGAAGGCATTGAACTCTGTGCTTACACCTAGATCGTAGTATGTGTAGTCTTCAGACCAGTAATTGAACATATCGTATCCTCGTGAGTCCATGACTGGTTCCTCAGCTGAGATGGCGAAACAATCGGGAGAATTCTCTGTCCATCCATTGCCATCGGCAAAGATTAAAATCTTGGGATACTTCTTTTGTAATTCTTTGATGAGAGTTGCTTTTTTCATATTTGTTTTTCTTTAAGTGTGTAGTGAATGTAACTTTCTGAGTCTGCCCAATATATAATATCATCCTTATCGATGTGTTGAAGGGCGATTGCTTCCATCAGAGCCCCCACTCTATGCTCCTTATTTTCCAAGATGTACTCGGGATCGCACCATACATCTACATTATTGCTATGGAAGGAATTAAAGCCATCTCGTGAGGTGTAATTATCAAGGATGTACTCAGCAATGTCGTCTTTATTCTCGTTTACAATCTGCATAAAGCGATCAAAGTCAAGGTCTACCTCAATATTCACCGTATCATTAGAGAAGTTGTAGTACGCAGGGCTAGAGATATTCTGATATTTAATCTCTACGGGCATGATGTCTTGAAATTCACGCTCAAAGCATTCGACAAAAGTAGATGCAATTCTCTGGCGGTAATCTTCGTAGTCCCACTCAAAGTCATCATAGTCTAAGTCTGTACCATGTTCTTGGTTGTGGGAGTACACTTCATTCTCCTCATTAGGTTCTAGAAAAGTATTGTAGAATCCTGGGAATAGTGGGCAGTATGTTTCGATTTTCATAGTAGACAGATTGATTTAGTTGCGAGTGGTGATTCTTTTGCTTTTTGTAAGGTTGAGAAATATTGTTGATCGGGGTGATGTAGTTCTTCTGAGATAGAATCCCATACAGATTCTACGATATCACCATCTTCAATTGTAAAATATTGTTCGCCTTCTCTAAAGGGATACTTGATTTTCATAGTTCTATAACGTGTGGTTCAGTGTAATAAAAGAATTGGTATTGCGGTAGTGCAGTTTGAAAGGCTCGGAGGTAATCATCGTGATCAAACCATTTGTCCTCATGTCGTTCTGCATGAATCATAGGTTCTAGTACTCTCTCGATTGCATCATCAGGTGCATCAGATACAAGGAGCATATCCTCCTCATCGTAAGCGGTCGTTTTAATTTGATATAAGTTCATAGTTTTATTTGGTTTCTGAGGTTAAACTGTTTTCGTGCATTCTTTCTGATACATAATCCGACATATGATCGTGAATATGTGATACAATACTATCGCCATAAGCATCGAAGAATTCATCTAGCAATTGTTTGCATCGAGCATCGGTGAGTTTTACATTTTGCTCGGGGTCTAATTTCCATTCGATGGCGTTTCGCATATCTTGTTGTGACCAGATAAGGCAATCGTCTGAGGCATGACCTGTCTCTGACATTAGTGTTTTAAATTCTTGAGTTATCATATGTTTTTAGATTTGTTAAATGCTTCTATTAATTCTTGTTTTTGGGTCTCAGATAATAAGGCGATAAACTCTTCATCCATGTCATCAATAGATTCCCAAGATGAATCGTCTTCAATATCTTCTATGAGAGTATAGAAGAACTCAGTATCCTCCTCTATGAAACGGAATGCGTGGTATGAAGTGGTCTTATCCTTAGTTACCTCACCATTCTTACAATCGTACCACCCACCAAAATCACTACCGCACTCTTCGTACTCTGATTGGATTTCTAATTGATACACATCAGATAATTTACGGAAGAACTCAGATACAGGTGACCATGCAGAATCACCACTTAGTACACCACTAGTTGCTGAATGTCTTTCCCAAAAAGGAATGAACCATCGTGATCCAAATTCCTCATAGGAAACGCCTTCTTTTACCGGCATGTCCAGGACTGCGAAGTATGTAGTATACCACAGGTGTGATATTATTTTAGTAGCCTCCTCGAGTCTTTTCTCAAAGAGGTCAAGCATCTCTTTACTACCTTCAAGATTTGCTGAGTTGTAACAATTGTTTGCCATATTTGTTATATATTAATATTTTGAAAGAATCCTTTTATCTTCGTTAATTTGCTCCTCACTCAACACATTCATCATTGGTGTGGTGCCAGTGGGGTGTTGTTTGTTTGGTTTGTCCCATGAATAGAATTGGTTCCTATTCGTCTCGTCAATACATCGGATCGAGCAGACCCTCTTCGCAAGGAAGGGGTCTTTCTCAATCATGTCTAATACTTCGCTGATACCTTCGGCATCTAAGTTGCCTACGTCTAAAATAAATCTTGCCATTATTTATTTGTTTTTAGTTTCGTACATTCTTTTGATTCGTCCAATAAAATGGGGGTTCTTACATAGTTGCTCAAAGGTGTAAGTTTCGTCTCTATAAGAGTAGAGCAAGACCGGGTTCAGTTCAACAATACTCCATATTGTTTCATTTTCCCATTTGAGACAAGCCCCTGTAATTCTGGCATCAAAGTAAAAGTCAAAATCACTAGAGCGGTCGCTGAACACTGATATCTTCATGGTTGTATGTCGTTTGCCATCTTGATTCTCCCACCATTCTGAAGTATTACGGAAGTCTAGACCCAGTGCATTTAATTCTTCATTCAAAGCATTAATGTTCTCCTCAAAGATTGGTTCTAGTGCTTTGAACACGGCTTTGTTGTGTGCTCTGATCCTTGCAATTTCTTGATTTTTGCGTTTAACTGAATCCATAATTTCATCAACTCCCAATAGGGATTTGGTTTTTTTACCTTCAGATACTTCGTTGTGTTGCATAAATTCTGCGATGATCTGATTAATTAAATCTTGTTGGTTTAAGGTTAAGGTTGCCATAGTTTTTATTTATTAAAGGGGATCCAAGATAAGCACTCGTCTGAGGTGAGGTCGCAAGCAATCTCAATATTATTTAGTAAAGTCCATGCCTCATCACTTACCTCGGTAGGCGATTCAAAGGCTTCTGCTAAATTATTGGCATAGATAAATGCTCTAAGTTGAATTAAATCATCTTGAATCATTGCAAGGCGGTGCTCTAGTTCTTTTTTCATAGTTTTATTTTACCGATGGTGGGTTTGTCTGATTTGATTGGGGCGATAAGTATATTCTGCTTGAGAACTACAAGTTCATCGTGTTGAGTTCTCCAATCATTGCTATAACTACCGACTAATGTGAGTGCTTCTTCTCTTTGGGTCTCAGATAAGAAAGAAGAGAAGTGAGCAAAATGAGATAGGGCATCGCCAATGTTCTGATACCACTTGAATGCGATTACTTGTGAGTCCCAAGAGACTTGTGCTTTAGATAGGTTTATCATATTTATGAGGTTTGGTTAATGGCTGTACTCGTTTATTTCACTATAGAATTTGACTGTATTCTGGTAGGTGCCAGTGCTCCCCTCTTTTAACTCATCACGAGAGGGCACCTTATTACCGTATGTATCCACAAAGGATTCCTTAGGGAGCATACAAGCACCACTTTGTAGGGACGACATGGCAGTGCGACCCACTGAGCCTTCCATCTTCCATACTATACCTGTATTGATTAAAACCTGCAGTTCAGTATACCCATACTCATCTTGCATCTTTTTAATTGTTTTCCAATTCATATTGTTTCTATTGATTGAATTTCCGTATGTTCTACATTGCATTGAAACATCTCCGCTACGGGCAGAGAATCGTCTGCTTTTTTAATGGCTTCCTCTTCCGTCTCAGCATCTACATACAGAGTGGTGACATAAGTTCTTTCGTAAACTATTTTGTATTTTATCATAATCCTAACCCCTTATTGATTGATTGAAACATATCCTTTTCTTCTTGGTCTGCTCGTACTACAAAGCCAGTCTTATCTTTCTTGGCTTGACCTTTAGCCTTAAGCCCCAAGATACCACCTTTGATGTCAAGCATTAGATCATCCCTGGAATCCCCATCGTATACCTCATACCCATTAAAATGTGTAGGCATCTCATCAAATACCATGGCGACAATACCTCCATCTGCAAGGTGCTCCATTGCTTCTTCGTGATTGGTCTCAGAGCGAGAGAAGGTCACCACATACTTATGCCCTGAGGGAAGAGTACGAGTACCGGCCTTCTGAATTATCTTAGTGTAATCATAGAACACTACATTGGATGGCACATCAGTAGAAGCAATCTGCTCCACCAATTTGATATCAGAGGTACCATTGAGACGAACAGCTAATTCTCCATCTGTCTTACGGGCTTTCTTAATGACCTCAAGACGCAATTGCATTATGAAAGTGAATCTATCGTTTACATAGTAGTTACTTTTATTCCTACGGGCAGATTGTACATTGCTGAAGGCACCCATACCTGCGGTGTATAGGCAAGATGCTAGGCACCCAGCACTCGCCTTAGGACATAAATTAATACCTTTATCGTTTTGTGTTGCGGGAGAGAGGTAAAGGATTACAGTCTCTCTTAAGTTTTTCTTGGTCTTGGCATTAGAATCGCCACTGCTTAATAGTTTCATCTTTGTTCTAGTTTATACTCGTTATACATTCTTACAAGTTCCTTTGGTGTTTCCCAATCGTGAGGCCATAAGTTGTCTATCTCACGCATTAGATCTGCGTTGATCTTGGTGCCATAGGCATAGGCATCTCGCCTATCAAGGAATAATTTGAATGTCAAATTGTTTCCGCACTTAAATTCAAAGGCATATGTCATCATTTGATTGGTTTGTTATTAATACTGATAATGGTTTGGAGATTTACTAGACGATAGTCTTTTTCTTGTAGGTCATAGACAGGTAGGTACCCCAGTTCTTGAGGATTGTAGGATTTAGGCTTGGCATTGGGTCTCAGATATTTCTTAACACCACTACGACCTAGTAGGTAACGGACAGAGCCATCTTTCTTAGTAAACTCACAAGAGAAGAAACGACCCGATTTAATAATTGCTATTGCTTGTTTTTTGTTCATATCACATTAAGGTTTTTAAAATAGTTTAATACATCATTGATTGTTAAGAACTCCCCGACCACTCTCATCTCTAACGATTTGTCATATAATGTTTGGTCTATCAGAAGGAATTGAGAATAGTCTCCTTTGTAGTCAGACGGAAAGAAGAGTTTGTAATTTACCAGATTTATGGTAAAACTGCAAGATGGAGACTCATCATTACCATACGAGTCATTGACAACTTCTGTTACTCCTTGAAACTCATAGTTAAGGATAGCGATGCAGTTTTCTGCATTGGCATTCCAATAGAATGATTTGATATCGTGAGTCATGGCTTTAGTTGGTCAATTACTTTGTTCGCAAGGTTTACGTAGGCATGGTGAGATACAAACCAATTGTCATACGATTCTGGCTTCTCCTCAATGTCTTGTAGTGTTAACTTCATCATAGTTTCAATTCGCTCTACAAGGAGAGCAACTTCGATGGTGTGCAAATCTTTGATAAGACTGCGTAATTTCTGTTCATTTGTTTTGCGTATCATATTAATCTCTATTTTGTTCGTCTTGAAATTGTTCTGCTCTTGCAAATATCTCAGAGTTGCTTAGATGTACACTAAACCCATCAAGATAAAGGTAGATTGAATCATGGTCGATTTGTGCATCATATCCCATAGATGCAAACCATTGTTGTGCGAAGTTTAATTTTTCTTGTGTCATAGTTCGTTTGATTTGATAGAGATGAAAAGCCAAAAGGAAGCGAATACCATAGATGGCAAAGCCACATTGAATTGGCAAGTGAAAACTGCATAGATGAATACGAATGTACCCACCAATGCAAAGAGGAAAGGTAGAATGAAATTGATTTTTGTCTTCATAGTTGGGTGATGGCGAAGACTCGAACTTCGTGTATGCCTTTACATTACCACCACGATATACCACATCACCCATATGTCCCTACCTTGTCAGAGGATTCCTCCATATGGCGGATTGATGTGGGCACTTATCTGCATCGGTTTGTTGATGCTCCGATAGTGTTATGTCAAAGAACGATGCTTCTGCAATGTAATGTAGTCACCTACATTTGAGCATAACCTTAGTTATGTGCATTGGGTCTCAGAAACAAGAATCAGAACGATTTTGTAGGTAGTAGGGGTAACGCACCCCATCGAAGTCACTTGACCTACCTTAAGCGGATTAGATGCACTCAATTACATCGACAAATGTCTCATCCATAAGAGAGCGAATTGCGATGGCTTGGTCATCTAGGGTGAAAGATGCTACGCTGATATCCGCCAATGGCGAATTATCAAAGCCTTTTTCTAGAAGTATTTCGTACATTGCCTTTGCTAGGTTACGACCGAATCGTGACTGACCTTTCGCAGTTAACCCCGTAGATGTGGCATCCCCATACCAAACCGAGTCAAGCGAAGTTAAAAGTACATCATTGCCATTGTGCAAAGAGACGGAGAAAGCCTTACGCAAATCGATACCTTTCCCAAGTTTACTACCTTTGGCTAGGCATAACTGCTGATGTAATCGGAACGATAAGGTACCAAGTACTTGACCAAATGTATCAGATGATACGTTAACGATGAATGAACGGCTAAAGCCATTTTGTGCGATTGTGAATTTGAAGTTTTTCATATTGTTGTTTTTTGTTTTTAGTTTTCTCGATTTGATGTGGCAAACCTACATCCGATTGGTTTATCGAGTCAAGCGTTTCTTTGTGAGTGAACGATTTTCTTTGTGAATGAACGATTTTTCTTTTTTGATGACATTTGTATGACATAAAACTAGGTATAATGACATTTGTTGTAACGAATGTGCAGTTATACATTTGTTGTAACGAATATTGTTTGAACGAGGATAAAAAAATTGAGGCGTTAAACATTTGTTGAAACGAATGTTGTGTAAACAAATGTGTGTGGTTTAACAGATGGTATATGCAAGCCTAGGCGATTTGTTTATCTTTTTGTATACGATTGAACGAATGTATACAAGATTAATGCTTTCTATCTTGCTATATATCAATGAGATAGGTAGTTCGAATTTTGTTTTGTATTTCGTTCGAATCAGATTGAAGGTAATGTAACTTATTGTAAATCAATGAGTTAAGGAAAGAAGGGGGGATGTTTTTTTATCGCCCGTAGTCCCGGAATTGTATCGTATTACCCCCAATACTCACGTAAATACTCATTCCATTCGTACTACGCAAGCGTAAATTCTGTTCCAGCAGGGGGGGGTATTAAATTATACCCGGGGGTATTATACCGCTCGGTAGTATTATAGGCCATTTTAATTTTTAGGCCTCTTTTATTCCCGATAGGGTTTATTTATGCAGTAGGTAGTGCTTTTCGCTACCTTGTGCAATAAATGCACTTTGCTTTTTTTGATTTAGGGGGTAAACTCTAGTTTTTTTGGTCTCAGCCCGGGTTTTTGGCAGACCGACTCAAAAAAACTAGCATTGCTAGTCCGAAAACTATAATTGTGCAGCAGGGTACTGCATTAACTTTCTGGAAAAATTCATGCACTTTTAAGAATAATAGGCGCATCATATGAAAAGTAGGCGCATTTGTATCAAACTTCGAAGAAGTTTAGGCTAAGTTTATTTACCTTTGGAGCTATGTACATCGACCACTTAAAAGAGCACCAGTTAATCCAGACATTGATCCGCAGAATCCCTTGTGTTGATCCTTGG